GTACAAATGCATCAGGGTATCAAGCGATAGTAGTTAAAAGGGAAAACTGGAACGAACAACACTCGTTCACATTTACGATGACTGGTAATATTTTACGATTCGAGTGCGGTATACCGAGTCAAATATACGGAAACTTCAATGGTCTCTCGTTCAGTCTGAACACATGGATACATACTGCTGTGGTAAGAGAAGGCACTAAGATATATGGCTACTCGAATGGAATAAAAAGCACCAACTACATAACCATTAGCGCATACTCTATCGCAAGGTCGCCTGTACCTATTTGGGTGGGAGTTAGTAGAAACCTTACCCCTGTTGATCCTTTTGTCGGATATATTGATGAAGTCAGAATCAGCAAGGGCATTGCGAGATACACTTCTAACTTTACCCCTCCAACCGAACCGTTTATGAGGTGATTAAATGTACGCAAAAATAAACCCATTTCGCAGACTTCCATCCTCTGAAAAACTATCTAATGGGCAATGGGTATCCAACTACCATTTACTGCCTGACGATATTCTGAAAGCGGAGGGGTGGCTGCCTTTGGTGGAAAACAAACCCGAATACAACCCTGAAACGCAGTATCTTGAACAGGAATCAGTAGCGATTGATGATGGGGAGGTTGTAGTCATTTATAAAATTGTAGAACTGCCAATCCCCGAAGATGTTGAAGGTGTGATAGAAGAACTGGAGGGGTTGATATGAGTGATGTTTTTCTTACCCACGAACAATGGGAAAGGGTGAAAAGTGTAGTGCCTCCGCTAACAGCGACAAAGATGCTGAAAGATGAAATGATTATTGACTTTATTCCTTTGCTAAATGTACCTGACGATGGGAGTAATATCAACATTAAATACTCACCATTCTTTCAAGAGTGGGTGCCCAAAGTATGGACTGCTAACGAGAACTGCCGATATAATGACTACCCATATCAATGTATTAGTGGGCATGACAGTACACCAAACCCTGCATGGAACCCGAAAGATACTCCAGCTTTATTCAGACCGTATCACGCAACGGTTGCTGAACATGCTTTACCGTGGAGGGCACCGGCTGGGGCACACAATATGTATAAGAAAGGCGAGTACATGGTCTACGAAGATGAACTGACGTACAAGGCTCTTATGGACACTACCTATACACCTATTGAGTATCCGCAAGCGTGGAGGCAGCATGATAACAGGAAAACAATTAGTTGATGAATACCGCAAAACCATCGGGCGGTACACCTACGCTCAACGAGACTGCATCGGCTCGATATGGAAAATCCTGGAGCGATACGGCGCGAAAACGTCTTACGTCGGCTCGAACTGGTTCGCCCGGCACGAACTCAAAAACATGCGCCCGCTGACAGATAAATCGCAACTGTACGACGGATGCGCTGTGCTCAAGACCGTGCTGCCGAATCAATCCGGCTACGCCCTGCCCGACCGTTATCTGAGCGACGCTGACCTGATTGACTATAACCATATCGGCATAGGCACAGACGGCGGCGAGATACTGGACAGCACCCGGACGGCATCGGGGCGGGATGGACCGGGGGTGAGCACGGCGAAGATCGGGCCGAACTCGTGGGATATTATCGCAGACTTTGAGGATGTGGAGTACAGCGACGTGCCGAGCGAACCGCCGCAGGAAGGGGCTGATACAGTGACTGGTTACATCAATTTGCCGCCTACATCAAACGTATTCCACCGCATTTCACCGTCAAACGGCAGTCAATGGTACGGCCGCATCAACGGCGGGGAAGCGGTTGAGATCGTATCGGACAGCGGCGAATGGACGCGGGTCCGTCACGGCGGCAATGATGGGTATGTGATGAGCAAATTCATCACAACAGACCCCGCCGCCCAGCCTGACCCCATGCCGCCGGATGCTCCCTTTCAAGACAGCGCCAATAAGGAGGAACTCGTGCAAGATTTAACGGTTTATACTTCTCCAGACGGAACGGTTGAGACGGAGCCGCTTGTCGTTACCGTTACTGGCGGAGGAACCGCTCGGATGCGGAAAAAACCCGATACCAATGCACTGATACTTTCAAACATCCGGGACGGCGTCTATGTCCAAGGCGTACGGCGTGGAGAAGATGGGTGGTATCAAATTAAGTACAACGGGAAAATCGGCTGGATGATGGAGCAATATTTAAGGGTTGACGGAGAAGCGTATCCCGGGGATTCCGACCCCCCTGACGTGGTTGATGTGGACAGGGCGGCGCTGATCGCAGAGGGCCGGGGGCTGCTCAAGCGGCTCGGGGCGATTCTCGATAATTTGTAAAGGGGCAGACCGACATGGAACAGAACGACAACACAGGGCAGCGGTTGGCCACGCTGGAAGAATGGTCATCCGGTATTGAGCGCAGGGTATCGGCGCTTGAGAAGTCAAGCGATGTATTAACGCAGGTCCAAATCTCGCTGAAGGAGTTGACGATGCAGAGCAAATACTTTGGCGAAAAGTTGGATGAGTTAAAAGTTGCACTGGAGAAAATCAGCACCGAGAATCAGAAACAGCATGACGAACTGACGCAGAGGATCAGTAAAATCGAACAAGCGCCCGGCGGCAAGTGGGAGAGCATCAAGACGGTTATTATCGTATCGGTTATAACCGCTATTGTCGGCTTTCTGATGGCCGGGCTGCTGAAATGAAAGGGGATATCGTATGTGGTACACTATTTTGCAACGGCTCAAGTCTCCAGTGGTTATCGGCGCGGTTATTCTGTCGGGGTTCAATTTCGCTTCAGAGCTGACCGGCGCGGATTTCAGCGGCATCGCTAATGTCATTGTTGCGGCTGTAACGGCTATTTATGCGGTGTTCAGCGCGCTCAATAACCCAACGACCAAAGACAATTTCTAATACCTTAACTCAATACCTTAACTCAATACCTTAAATCTTAACATTGCGAAAGTTAAATGTTGAGAAATCTGCACGGTAAATTCACCGAAATTTGCACGGCACAAACCCGCTCCACTTGGGGCGGGCTTTTTTATTTGCGCTTTTATCCGCAATAATAAGGATGTGCGGAGTTTTATCTAACTGACGAATTACTTATTTGCCGGTCACTTGCAGAGTTGGGCGAAGTTATTAAAGTTCAGTTCAAAAACTCTTGGTTCTGCTGACTTTTTTAACTTGTCGTCCACTTTTACCACAACCCCGCTTTTCACCGTCGCGGTGAAACAGCCCAAAACAGCGAAACCCGACGGATTCAGCGGTTTCGATCCATCGGATTTCAGTTTGTCGGCAGTGGGGCGGCTGAGTATCGGTGTGACACATTATCGCCTGTTTTTATCCGCTTTATTACACATTATCGCCACAGTATCAAAACGCGTGATATACCCATACGCAACTGGTTCAAAATCTGCACAAGTTGTGTCGGTTGTAACTGACAGGATGAGCAAATCAGTGGTTTTGTCGGGCGTAAAAGTTTTTTCAAAATGTTTGTAAAAAGTGTTGACATACGCAAATGTGTATGCTATAATCAAATCATCAAAGAGGGCGCGGGCCAGAAAGGCCGGCCGGGGGAGAAAAGAAATGACAAGGGCAATCGGATGGGCGCTCAAATCAGGGAAAAAGGTCGAGATCACCTTTACCCAAACCAGCGAGATGGAAGACAATATCTCCTACTGCGACGGCGACAACCTCAACCTCGGCCGCAAACCCCTTCAGAGCGGCGAAATCACCCTCAAGGTTGAAGGAATGAAGGATGTCACGGTCAGGTATGACAGCAGCATCAAGGCCAGGGAATTTGAAGCGTGCTACACCGCAAAGCAGCCTGAATTGGCAGGATACTACAGGCTCCCCGGATTCCAGATTGCCTTGGACAAGGAACATGCCGAACTCGTCAACGCCATGATCGAAGAAGTAGTTGAAGCCGGAAAGACCGAAGAGTATAAAGCCTACATAGCCGCAGAAGTAGCCAAGGAAGCCAAAGAAAACCGGGAATGGGCAGCGGAAATCATCAAGAAGGGCGATCAGCAAGAAAAACTGTACACCGCCGAAGAAATCAGAATCAAAACCATCAACTACAACAACCTCTACAATGAGGGCGGCGAAGGCTATGTCCCCACCTGGATATCTAAAGACGAGTACGAAGAAGCCAAACGCATCCTCGCAAAGTAACGGTAAAACGCCCAGCCGGGCGGCTAATCCCGGCAGAAGGAGAAACAAAATGAAACTGTACTACAACGATAACGGTGAAAAAACACTTCTCACGGAAGTTATAACCAATCACAGCATGAGCATCGATGATGCGCTCACCCTCGCCGGAATCGACATGGACAAATGGGCAGAAGATCAGGGTTGGGACAATTGGGACTATGAAGCGTTGGAAATGGAGTGGTAATCACATGACAACAGGCGAGAAAATCAAAGCCTTGCGGGAGCGGGCGGGGCTGACGCAACAGCAACTCGGTATCGCTTGTGGGCTGACTGTCAATTCAGCGCAGCCGAACGTGGCGGGGTGGGAGCAAGGCGAGCGCCCGATACCCCGCAAGCGGCTCAAAGCGGCGGCAGAGGCTTTACAGGTCGAAATCAGTGAGTTGATATAGGAGGGTAAAAGGATGAAATACCGGTGGTATCAGATTGACAGGTACAGCAATGATGATGATGCTCATAATGGTGTCAGTGATATGGAGTATGTCATGATCGGCGGCACGTCATGCAAACAGGCTTTGACCGGCTACATCATCAGCAAGGGCGATGACCCGGCAGAATACACTTTCGGCAAGACTAATGTCAAAGGCACGATGGACGTTTCGGCGGTGTGCCCGCAGTACACAACCGCTATACTAACCGTCAGGGTTGCGGCGCACGGCTGACAACCGAGCCAAGCCCCTCACCCGAGGGGCTTTTTCTTGTTTTCAACGCTGTTTGGTGGTTCTTTTGGTTGTACATCCGCACAATGCCTCTAAATGGGCAATAAACGAGCCGTAGCCGCGTTCAAAGCCTTTCAGCGTAGGAATGTTAGCCCCGGCTGAAAACGCCTTAAAACGTAAATAAACGGCAATTATGGATGGTATGGTAATGGCGCGGATGCCCGCCGCTGATTTAGGCGTATACAAATAATCAAAAAACTTTGATTAAAACTATTGACTAATTTGTTTTAAGTGATTATAATTAGCATTATAAAGGAGGTGAGAGCAGATGGAACAGCGCAAACTAAGCCCGGCTGCAGCCCGCGTCAATGCGGGAATCAAGCAAAAAAACGCGGCTGATTCGTTGGGAGTAACAACGGCGACACTTCAAAACTGGGAAAAAGGCAAGACTTCGCCGCCAATCGGCAAGGCGCAAAAAATGGCGATGCTGTACAAGGTCCGGCTGGACGAGATTTCTTTTACCTAAAAACTTTGTTCTAACTAAATCGTTTAAAAGGAGTACACTCATGAAAAGCAAACTGATCGCTCGGCTCCGTTGGTTGTTTTACAGCACGAAACACCGCAAGCGCAGGAAGCGGCCTGAATCCCAGGCGGTCACCCCGGAGCAGTTTCGGCTGATGTTCAGCGGTCAGATGATGCGCAGGCGGCATTACCCGGAGGCGAACGGGTGCAGACAAGAGTACATCGTATGGTGAAGCCATACCTGATCTTCGACCGTCAAGGAAACGGAGTTGACATCAACAATATGTTTGACAAGACAAGAACCTGCTATGGATGCCCCGACAGAACGGTTGAACCGAGATGCCACGGGACGTGCGAGGGCTACAAATGGCGGCAGGAAAAAGCGGACATTGAAAGAGCGCAGAGAGCGAACACCTATTACAGCCCAGATGACAAAACCTACGCACAGCGGATGCGCAACGCGGGAGAGCGGCGCAGACAAAAGGAGGCAACATGCCAGACGAGGTTGACACCGAGTATCGTGAGCGATTCGACACAGACGATACCAGGACGGTGATTATCAATGATTGGGAGGATGGCTTATGACCGAGTGGGCGAACGCAGGGAAGCAACTGATGGCTAAACACAGCGTCATTATGCGCTACTACCTAACAGGCATGACAGCGGGCGAGATCGTCAATCGTACAGGCTTGCCGCGGTGCAGTGTGGACAAAGAAATTGAGAGCCAGACCCGTAACAACTCAGACCTGATCGGGCGGCACTTGAAGGCTAAGCGCAAACCCGGATGCGTCAACAGATGGCCCAGAGCGCGGCTGATTATGAGTTTTCGGGAGATGCACCAATGCGGGCGCGGCGAGTGGGAGCCTATCACTATTAACTGACAAGGTTTAAGGAGGTAAACATGGCACGGAAAATGAAATGCTCAAGTTGCGAAGAAAGTATGAGCATGGCGACAAAAATGTACTGCTTCAACGGGCGCTGGGTCTGCGCTGACTGCCTGATCGGGATGTTTGCCGAGGCGGGCGCCGATGAACTGGCCGGGATATTCAACCTTGACACGGCTTACGCACACGAACTGCTTTCGGACGAAATCCCCTTCATGCTTTCGGGAGGTATGTATGAGCGAAATTGATATTGCCTATGCGCTGGAAGATACGGCGAGCGGCTTTGAAATAACGAACGATGCACAGGCAGAGCGGGCGTTAAGGGAAATCCTGGACAACGAAGCCGAGCGGGACAGGCTGGCGAAACTCGCCCTTGACATGGTCAGCAGGTACATGGAGCAGCGCACGGCAATTATCGCCAAGTATGACCGCTTGAACGAGTGGAACAAAACGGCATTGCGCAACTATTTCAACAAGGTCGAGAAGCGGGAGACCAAGACAACGAAATGCTACAACCTGCTAAGCGGGCGGCTGGTACAGAAAAAGAAACAGCCGATATTCGCCTACGTTGAGGAAAAACTGATCGATTGGGCGTATGAGAACGCCCCGGAACTGGTAAAGGAACAGCACAAGACGAGCCTTGATTGGGCGGGACTGAAAAAGCAAATCAAAGTTATTGACGGCATCGGCTACTGGCCGGAAACAGGCGAGGAACTGCCGATCACGGTCAATGAACAAGAGGATGAGTTTATCATCGAAGGAGGGAAACAATGAAACAGCCGAGGCTTTTAAAGGCAAACGAAATCAGTTGCCGCATTCAGCAGGTGACGGAAAGCAAGGGCGCAATTGTCCTGCTGTACAAAGATGCGAGGGTTGATATGGCAATCCTTGATGAAACATATGGCCCGATGAATTGGCAGAGAAAGCATGACGTTGTCAATGGGAACCTGTTTTGCACCATCGACATCTGGGACGATGAAAAAAAACAGTGGGTGTCAAAGCAGGACGTAGGTGTGGAGAGCAACACCGAAGCGACAAAAGGCGAAGCGTCAGACGCTTTCAAGCGGGCGGGCTTTAACTGGTCAATCGGGCGTGAACTGTATACAGCGCCGTTTGTGTTTATCCAACTTACTGACGATGAATGCTATGTCAATAAAAGCGGCAAGCAAGCGGCTAAATCATCTTTCGGGCTTGAGGTCGCAAACATCACATACAACGATGAAACAAGGGAGATCGTGTCACTCGTGCTGAAAGACCGCAAAGGCAAGGTCAGGTTTACACACGGGACAACGGCGCCTATGAGCAAGCCTGTACAAGTTACGGCAACACCGCCTCAACCGTCTGCCGCTGACCTGCAAGCCATGAAGATTCAGCGCATGAAAATGATCGCCTCTGACGTACAGAAATACACCAAGAGCAAGGACAGGGCGACTATCCGGGAGGGCATTGAAGCGGCCGAGGCGTGGATGCGGGTTAACAACCTGTACGGAGGTAAAGCATACGAAATCATGACAACGGATGAGTTTGCGGCGTATCTCAAGGGGATTAACAGTTTCTACACCAAGGCGGACAAAGGAGAGGCGGTAGCGGTATGAGGAAAGTTTACATCATCGGGAATCTGGTTCGTGAGCCGGAATCAAGGACGCTGCCGAACGGGACTAATCTCTGCACCTTCACCGTTGCGGTCAATCAAATCAAGGGCGATGCGCAGTATTTCAGGGTCACCACATGGCGGCAACTGGCCGAGAACTGCCAGAGGTTTCTGGCTAAGGGGCGCAAGGTTGCGGTGGTGGGCAGCGTGACGCTCAACACCTACAAAAAGGCTAACGGCGAGACTGGAGCGAGCATGGAGGTTAATGCTGACGAGGTTGAGTTTCTAAGCCCTAAGGAGCAGCAGGGCGATGCTGATGATAGCGGGCTGACCTACACGCCGCCGAAGGTTGACGGCAAGAGCGGGATGGTTGTTATAGACGATGAAGAAACTCTGCCATTTTAGGAGGTGACGGGTTTGCCTGTTCCCGGCAAAAACAGGCTTTATTTTTACCCTGATAATTATAATAATCAATAACCAACTTATAAAAACTTATAATAATAAGTATTGACACTATATGATATAAGTGATAAAATATCATTAACAATAGAAGGAAGGAGGCTTATCTGAATGACAGACGCAAAATTATTAAAATCTGCTATGGCGCTGAATGGCTTGAATCAGCGTGAACTTGCTGAAAAAATGGGCATATCACAAATGACGCTTTCTAACAAAATGACCAACAAGGTAGAGTTTACAGCAAGTGAAATCAGAAAAATTGCAGATATACTCGGGTTGGGCAACATGGAAGTAATGAACACATTTATGAACTAAGGAGGATACTATGGCAGAGCGTAAACCGTTATCAAAGAAAATAAGATTTGAAGTGTTTAAGCGTGATGCCTTTACTTGCCAATATTGTGGGCAAATGGCACCTGATGTATTGCTTGAAGTTGACCACATTAAGCCAGTAGCAAGTGGCGGTAAAAATGATTTACTTAATCTTGTTACGGCCTGTATAAGTTGCAATAGGGGTAAAGGCGTCAACGAACTTGATGATTCAACAGCGGTCAAAAAACAACAAAAACAACTAAAAGAATTAAATGAGCGCCGGGAACAACTAAAAATGATGTTGGAGTGGAAAGAACAACTTGCTGTACTTATCGAAGAACAAGTAGACGCTATTGATGCTCTGATAACTGAACGTTATAATTGTACAATGACGCCGGAAGGCCGTAGAAGAATAAAAGATGTTATTCGGAGGTTTGGTTTTGGAGAAGCTTATGAATCGTCTGAAATATCAGTCAACAAATATGACGATGCCATAACCGCTTTAAACAAAATTGGCGGTATATGTTATAACCGGAAAAATAACATAACATGGGAAAGGCAGGATTGAGTATGGCGTTAAGAGATCAACCATATATCCCGCTTTATGTTCAAGACTTTATGACGGATGAAAGATTAAGTGAGTGCAGTGCAGAAAGCACAGGCGTTTATATCAGAGTGATGTGCATCATGCACAAATCGCAGGAGTATGGAACAATTTTGCTCAAGCAAAAGGACGAGCAAAACCCGAGCAAAATTAAAAACTTTGCTGTCAAGTTGCATCGACTTATGCCTTATTCGATTGATGTAATAGAGCGCTCTCTGACTGAACTCGTTGATGAAGAAGTTTTAACGATTGAAGGCGATGTGCTTATGCAAAGGCGCATGGTTAGGGACGGAAACATAAGCCTGATAAGGGCTAACGCTGGTAGCAAGGGTGGCAAGGCTGCGCAGGGTAAATCTGTTGCTGGCAGTTTTGCCAAAGCAAAAGAACAAGCAAAAGAACAAGCAAACACTGAATATGAATATGAAGATGAAATTGAAGATGAAATTGTAAATAGTAAGACTAATAAGTCCATTAAGCAGGTGAGCGCCATAGAGCAGAGATTTAACGCGCTTTGGGAGATTTACCCGAAAAAGCAAGGCAGAGCAGACGCGCTCAAGGCGTACAAAAAGGCAGTATTATCCGGCGTAACTGACGATCAAATCAAGCAGGGTATTGAGAATTACAAGCAGTACATCGATAAACGCGGGACGGAGCCTCAGTACATCAAGCAAGGTGGGACATTCTTTAATAAACAGGCTTGGGGCGATGATTATTCGGTGATTGCCGCGGACAACAAGCCCAAAGAGCGCAAAATTGTGATGATGAATTAAGGAGGGATAATGCTTTGACACACTTATCGCTGTTCAGCGGTATCGGAGGGCTTGACCTCGCCGCTGAATGGGCGGGATTTGAAACAGTCGGTCAATGCGAATGGGCTGACTATCCGACAAAGGTTTTGGAAAAACATTGGCCGGATGTGCCGAGATGGAGGGACGTACATGACCTTACAGCAGCAGACTTTACTGCCCGGACAGGACTTGAAATCGTTGACTGTATATCGGGGGGGTTCCCATGCCAGCCGCACAGCGTTGCAGGAAAGCGTCAAGCGTCTGCTGACGAGCGTGATTTATGGCCGGAGTACAGGCGAATCGTTAGCGAAATTAAGCCCCGATGGGTTGTGGCTGAAAATGTGCCAGGGCTTTTATCAAGCGAGGATGGACGGTTCTTTCGAGGAATACTCCGGGACTTTGCCGAAATGGGGTTTGATGTTGGATGGGCAACTTTTTCAGCCGCAAGCGTTGGAGCCATACATAGACGAGAGCGAATGGCGATTGTTGCCCACGCCAAGGGCGGCGATAGGGATGTCAATGAAACTGTCGGACGGTATGGCAAAACTGAAATACAAAATGTATTTGGAAACGGAGTTATCAAGCCTTGGGCATCGTGGGCTGATGAATCCGCGGTATGTGGAAAACATGATGGGCTATGGGGTAGGGTGGACAGACTTAAATGCCTTGGAAACGCCGTAGTTCCCCAGCAGTTCTACCCCATCTTCAAGGCAATAGCGGAATTGGAGGCTGACGAATGAACCCCAACACAACACCATACCAAGAGGCTTTAGGCTCGGCGCTGAATGATGCTCGTGCGGCTGAAAAAGTGGCGGCGCTGGACGCACAGGACTTTGAAAGCGAAACGGATAAGGCCATTCTAAGCGCAATCAAGAGCCTGTCAGCAGACAGACAGCCTATCACACTCATCACGGTAGACACAGCAACAGGCGGGCAATACACGGCTTATCTTGTCACGATCACAACAGCGGCATACATGCCGTCACTCATCGACACTTACATCAGCGCAATCAAGGAGAAAAGCAAGCGGCGCAAAATTCGGGCGGCAGCGAGTGAATTGTACAATGCGGCGCAGGATGGCGACAAGAGCCTGGACGAACTGACAGCCGAGTTTGCACACAGGATAGACGCTCTGGCCGAGATTGAGGGCGGGACGGTCAGCGCATGGGATGCGGTGTTCGCCCTCATCAATGAGATTGACAAGAAGGATGATAACAAGGGAGTTATCGGGATACCCTTGCTCGACCAGGCGCTTGGCGGCATGTCAGGCGGGCGGCTATATGTTGTCGGCGCAAGACCGGCGACAGGCAAGACGGCGCTGGCAATCTCGGCGGCGTACAACACGGCGGCTTATGGCGAGGTGCTGTTTTGCTCATTCGAGATGCAGCCGAGCGAAATCATGGGTCGCGTCTTGGCAAGGTTGAGCAAGGTAAACAGTCAAGACATCAGTTATCGAACACTGACGAACGAGCAGATTGAGAGGTTGGGCGGCTACTACTCAACGGCGGGCAACCTGCCGATCAAGTTTGGCATCAACTGCTCAACGCCGGAGCGGGTCAGAGCCGAAGCCCTACGGATGCAAAAGGGCGGCAAGTTGCGGCTGATCGTGATTGACTACTTGCAGTTAATGTCCAGCGGGCGGCGGGCAGAATCACGTCGGGTAGAGGTCGGGCAAATAAGCCGGGCGCTGAAGCAGTTAAGCATCGAACTGAATGTGCCTGTACTGGCGCTGAGCCAACTTAACCGGGCAAGCGAGGACAAGGCAAGCAAAGCGCCGACTATGAGTGAAATGCGGGAATCGGGAGATATAGAGCAGGACGCGGACGCAATCGTGCTGATGTACCAACTTCCGGACGAAAATGATGTGTTCGTCACGATATGCGAAGAGCGAGGGTACAAGCCGGTGCGGATACTGCTTGACAAAAACCGTCAGGGTAAAAGCGGTCTGGCGATAGACACGGCTTTCGATGGCAACACAATGACGTTCATCAGCAAATCAGCAGTCATGGAGGTGGGAAAGTGACACCGACAGAGAACGCCGAGCAAGCCGCCCTGTTTCAATGGGCTGAAGTGGCATCGGGGGCACATCCCGAATTGCGATTGCTTCATTCAATCCCCAACGGCGGCCTGAGGGACGCGAGAACAGCCGTAACGCTGCAAAGGACGGGCGTTAAGCCTGGGGTACCTGACATATGTCTGCCTGTGCAGAGGGGCGGCTATGGGGCATTGTACATTGAATTAAAGCGGGTCAAGGGCGGTGTGCTGTCAGCGAATCAAAAGGTATGGCTCGATAGGCTGAATCATGCGGGCAATCGTGCGGTTGTGTGCAAGGGCTGGGAGGCCGCACGGGACACGATCATGGACTATTTGGGCGGTAAATGACTTGCCGCACAGACGGAAATCGGCAGGAATTGCCGATGGGACGGAAAGAAGGAGAAGCGTATGAAATCAGACAGGTGCGGATGCGGTGGTAAAGCCATCCTGACAGATTACACGGTCGAAGGTACAGCCAAGCAATACTCGGTGGCGTGCGAAACGTGCTTTATGGGGTTGCCTTATGGATTCGACACGCCTGACGATGCGTGGGCGGCATGGCGCAGAGCGATGGGAGGCCCCCAGCCCGCCCCATCCGGGTGCAATGGAGGAAATGAAATGAGTAAGTATTGTTTGCTCGGGCATAACAGCAGAAAAGAGGACTGCGTCAATGGATATAATTGCCCGGACTTCACAGATGTTGAGTGCCATGAGGGGGGAAAATACATCACAATCCATGAAAATTGCTTGCATTTGGTTGATTGTATGGTATGCGACAAATCGCATTGCAAATCGTTTGAGTTGGAATACTACATGAAAGTCAAAGGCCCTGGCGGCGGTTATGTCAAAGGCCGTGACGCGAATTATTGCCCGTTGTGCGGGCGCAAACTGTCACCCCCGCCCCGACCGGGTGCAATCGGGCCGGAAACGGGCAAAATGGCCCCGAACGGGGATGAAGGAGCTGGAGAATGAAGCCAATCATCATGAGCACAGAGGATGTGCGGGCAACACTGGACGGGTGGAAGACGATGACGCGGATGCCAATTAAGCATCAGCCCGATAAAAGCGCACAGTTTATGCGGATAAGCTGCGGCCGAGCGTGCTTTGAAACCGACACAGACATGTGGAATATTATGCTTCCCTACAAACCCGGCGACGTGCTGTGGGTGCGGGAGACGTGGGAGCTTATGACACCAAAACAAAATGAAGGCCCTGACTTCTATCTTCACAGGGCGGACGGGTTGGAGTGCGAGAGCAACCCGTGGTTCTCGGCGTGGCGATCACCCGTCACCATGCCCCGCGAAGCCGCCCGCTTGTTCCTGCGTGTGAAGGATGTGCGGGTGGAGAGGGTGCAGGATATTAGCCCAGAAGATTGTGAATCGGAAGGCTATTTTGAAGCAGAACCAGTTGAGCCAAGGCCGCGCTCATGGTTTTCGGCTGTCTGGGACGCCCGCAACGCCAAGCGAGGGTATGGATGGGACAGCAATCCGTTTGTGTGGGTAATATCGTTTGAAAGACTTGAATAACGTGTGGATATGTGCTATACTACACATACACTAAGGAGGTGTAGTTATGCAAAGAAAACAGGCCATAATTGAGAATGGTGTAGAGTTCTGGGTATGTCCAACCTGCAAAGGGATATTTACAAGTGATGGGTTTTATCCAAGTAAGCGGGCGTGGAATGGGATTACCTCACAATGCCGCAAATGTCACATGAAGGGGTCAATGGAAACAAGGGACAAAGAAAACGCAAAAAAATTAAAGCGGGAGTCAATGAGAAGAATGAGAGATACGCAGCCCGACAAGTACAAAGAACGGGACAGAGCGGCTTCGAAAAAGCGCCCAAAGGATATGCGATATTACGCTCGCCAACTTCTCAATCACGCATTGTGGAAGGGTGTTGTGTCAAAGCCAGAAAGATGCTCAAAGTGTCAAGAAATAAAGAAACTTACAGCCCACCATAACGATTATGCAAAACCTTTAGAAGTGGAGTGGTTATGCTATGAATGCCACGGAAATAGGTGACCGGGTATGGGTCATCGAGTTTGAGCGCATCGAGAAGGGAGTGGAATCATGAAAGAGTTAGTGTGGGCGGCCATATACATCTGCATCGGGGCTGTTATCGCGTTGGGCTTGTATGCGCTGATTGCGTGCGGGGCTACAAAAGAGCGTGAGCAAGCCATATACCGCGAGGGCTTTGCTGACGGGCACAGGATGGGCCTTCGCAAGGGCAAGGTGCTCAAGATAGACGCGGCGCTGTATAAGGAACTCAAGGGGCGGGTGGACGTAGCGCCTGGGCCGGACAGTATTAGGCCGAGACATAAAAAAGAGTTTCCAAAAGAGGCTTATGCAAACGATAAAGATATGAGGCTTGGAATCTTGTCTCCATCAAAAGTGTTTTGCATAAAATTCGGACAATATGGTCAGGACGTTCTTAACCAGTATCTCGATGCTGAGGCTGAGAGGATAAGCGAGCGTCCCGATAATCGCACAGTAAACGAGACAAAGGCGGTGCAGCATGATCGTTGAGAAGTGGAGAAAAAAGCCTGTTGTGGTAGAAGCCGTCCAGTGGACAGGGGAAAACTTTGCGGAAATCAAGGTGTGGTCTGGCGATGTTGGCCTTGTAGACGGCGTGTTGTGTGTGAGCACGCTTGAAGGTCAGATGGTGGCTGCCGTTGGTGATTACATTATCAAAGGGGTGAATGGCGAGTTCTACCTCTGCAAGCCCGATATATTCCACAAGACCTATGAAGCGGCGGGCGAGGTGAGAATTATATGATTGATTACCTCAACCCACACCACGTTTACATTGACGCTCATAACGCGCCTGATCTGAGTGTGGAAGTCAAAAGAGGCGAAGCGCAAAATATGCGACAACTGCCCGCAACTATCGTACCGAAAACGGTCGAGATTCAACACAAATCGGCACGTTTCTACGAATCATCGGTATCATATGATACCGCCCCCGCTGCTGACTGCCCTGTATGCGGAGGGATGTACAAGGGCGAATCATGCGAGATGTGCGGATATGACGGCGAGTTGATACGGGAGAATGTGGGCAAAGACGCAATCAACCGATACTGCATGTATGGGAGAAAGCCTGTTGAGGTGATTGAATGACGGCAAAAGAGCAATTACGCCAATTATCAACCTTGAATCAACGGATAGACCAACGGCTTAAACTGATCGAATATTACATGGAGCAAGCGGAGCGCATGGGCGGGGCGCTGTCACAGGTTGGCGTGGTGAGCGGGACAAAGACGCAAAGCCCAATGGCAGACTGGGTGGATAAAGCAATCGATCTGGCAAAAGATATTAGCAAGGAGGTGGACATGCTAAGAGCCGAGCGGCGGTTGATCTGCGGCATCGTCGAACAGATACCGAACGTGAGACAAAAGCAGGTGTTGGAATTACGCTATTTCTCTCCAGTAACTCCAACATGGGAGGAGATAGCGGAGCAAATGGGGCTTGATATACGCTGGGTGTACAGGCTACACGGAGAAGCGCTTGTGGAGTATGGCAAAATAAGCGCATAACGGGGTACGCCAGTAAAAGCCATTGTCAAGCGTGTTATGATGGACCTGTAAAGATATACACCGAGAGCGTCAGAGATGGCGCTCTTTTCATTTGGGAGGGGGCGAGCGAATGGTACTGACATTGTGCGACAGGTGCCTTGAGCCGTTCCTTGATGATAAAAACTACATCGTAAAGCGTACAAAACGCACAGAGGATGATGAGCATGACCCGCATGTTGGGGAGTGCGACATATGCACCCGGCGGGGTCACAACTATGACGTGGAGAAGAAACCAAGGGCAAAGAAAGACTAATGTTTCGGAGTGCGGCATTGTCAACCTCCTTCAATGTCGCGGGAGCAGACCTTTCAGAGCGGTGGGGCTGTCTGCACGAGATACAGGAGCAAGACCATTTTCGTGAGGTTGCGCAAATGGTGAAATCACATATCGTTACATCACGATAAACGAACAGCATAGAGCGGGAGGCATGAGTGGGACGATACGAGGACATTCTTTGGTACTCATTCGGTGAGGACGTTAAAGAGGCGACAATCTTCCCGCTTGCGGACGTTCATCTCGGCGCAGAGGGCGCAGAAATTCAGGCATTCTATAAACTAATTGCGGAGATCGCACAGACGCCTAATGCGTACGTTACGCTACAAGGCGACCTGATCGACAATGGCACTCGCAACAGCGTGACGAATATCTTCAAGGCGACCATGCCGCCGTCACAGCAGAAACGGGAGATGGCAAAAGCGCTTGAGCCGATACGGGACAAGATACTGTGCATTCTTCCTGGTAATCATGAGCGTCGGAGCGGCAAAGATGCTGATGATGACCCGATGTATGATATAGCCGCTAAACTTGACCTTGAGGATAGATACCGCGAGGATATGGCGTTTATCCGCATAGCGCTCGGACGCAACCATACACGGTCAAGCAATGGCAAGCCATACAGTTACATGCTGGCATGTGTGCATGGAGCGGGCGGGGGCGCATTGCCCGGGGGCATGGTAAACCGTGCGGAGCGGTTCATGAACTCGATGGACGGCGTGGACGTGTTCATTCATGGGCATAGCCATAAACAGTATTGCTTGCGCGGGTCGAAATTGGTTGTTGACATACAAAACAAACGGGTGACAAGACGGCCAACGCTGACGATGTGCGCTGGTTCATGGCTTGGTTATGTGGGTTATCCTGTGGTCGGCCTTATGTCCCCTACATCGATTCCAGGGGCAAATAAATTGCTTCTGTCTGGGACAAAATTCAGGTTTGAAGCGGTGGTGTAACAGACCTGCCGATGCGAGGGCGACCAGCACACTTTCGGGGGCGGGCAAGCCGTGAGCCTTTGATCACGGCGCATTATAGCCTATTAGCCGAAAGGCATTAGGGGCATAGACGGACTGTACATCCGATAGGGACGCAACCAATCCTGCGTCCCTTTTCTATGCCTATTTATTTTGCGGGATTGGGAGAAAGGATTGGAGTATGGAGATTATCACACAGGCAAGCAACCTGCCAACAAAGATTGAGGACTTAACAAGGTTCGTATTGGTAGGCAGGGAGAAAATGGTATCGGTTCGGGCAGAGATACGCGCCATTAATAAACTGGGCTTAGGCAAAGAGGTTCGTCAGCAGAAACTTGACGAGGGGCAAATGATAGCCGAGGCTTTGCTTGATGCCGAGGTGCGGTTGGGAGAACTGACGCGGGAGATACCAAAATCAGAAAGAACAAGGACTGACCTTCTGCCCGACAGCGTTGTCGTGCAGACAAAAACAAAAATCTTGAATGACCTCGGGTTCAACCCCAAGCAAGCCGAAAGGTTTGAAACACTTGCCAAGCATCCCGAAATAGTAGCACAGGCAAAAGCCGAGGCGAGAGAAGCGGACGATATGGTCAGTCGTTCACTTGTGCTTGAAAAGATAAAAGCGAAACAGCGTGAGGGCTTAAAGGAAATCGTTGCAAACTCTGTATATCCGACCGCTTCAATCGTTGGCGAATATGACGTAATTTACGCAGACCCGCCGTGGCGATATGACTTTTCGGAAACCACATCGCGCGACATTGAAAACCAATACCCGACAATGGCGATTGATGACATTAAGGCAATGAAAGTGCCGAGCGCAAGCAATGCGGTACTTTTGTTATGGGCTACTGCACCAAAGTTGCGCGAAGCACTTGATGTAATGTCGGCGTGGGGATTTGAGTACAAGACCTGTGCCGTGTGGGACAAGGTGAAAATCGGCATGGGCTATTGGTTTAGGGGACAGCATGAAATGTTGCTCATTGGCACAAAGGGGCAATACTCGCCGCCGCCGCCAGAATTGCGAATATCGTCTGTTTACACAGAGGCAAGGCGCGAACATAGCGCAAAGCCCAAACACTATTACGACATGATAGAAACCATGTTCCCCGGGCGCTCATATCTTGAACTTTTTGCGCGTCAAAGGAACAACGATAAGTGGGAAGTGTGGGGAAATCAAATTGAATGATTTTGTCACAGACCTTGCTTATTCGATAGAAACGCAAGACGATGACGAACTCAACGCTTTTTACAAGGCAGCGTTTCCTCTTGCTGAAAGAGTTGAGTTTTGCGCGGATATGGAAAATCAAAGGCGCGGCGTTGACAAAGTTGTCTATTTTAAAAATGGTCGAACCGTTACGGTTGACGAGAAGAAAAGGCGCAAGGATTACGGCGATATACTGCTTGAACTTTACAAGAATAAGGAAAGAGGTTTTCCGGGTTGGTTGTTTTATTCGCAATGCGATTATATCGTGTATGCGATTTTGAACAGCAGAAAGATATATCTGCTTCCAGTATTGCTTTTGCAAATGGCGTGGAAACGCAACAAAGCGGAATGGTTGAGCAAATATCCGAGGAAAGACGCGCAGAATACCAACTACACAACGGAAAACATACCGATACCAACAAATGTATTGCTCAATGCAATAAGGGCAGAAATGGAACATTAAGGGAGGTGAGAGGGGTTGCCTGAGAACAGGGCTAAAACAGGTCAGTTTGTAAAAGGCAAAAGCGGCAATCCCGGCGGCCGCCCTAAAGTGCCCGAACCGTTCAAGGAGTTGGTACAGAGCAAGTCCGTGCCAGCCCTTGAGCGGATTATCGAGATTATGGAAAATCCGGCAAGCAAGCCCGGCGATGTGTTCATGTGCGCTAAGTTAATCCTTGAGTACGCCAACGGCAAGCCAACCGATAACATGAACCTAACGCATGGGTTTGTCGGTGACTTTAGTTTTGAGATGTGCGAAGATGATGACGATTAAGGCAAGGCGTAAATATGTTAACTACGCATATTACGATTACCTTGACGATGACACACGGACACAAATCTTTTTCGGCGGTGCCTCAAGCGGCAAATCGTACTTCATTGCACAGCGCATTGTAGCCGATACCGTGCGTGGCAGAAACACGCTTGTCTTGCGTAACGTTGCCCGAACCTTGCGAGGCTCTTGCTGGAATGAAATCGTCAAGGCAATAAGCAAGGTGCCATATAAACAATGGTTCAGCATCAGCAAGACTGAAATGATTATCACCGCAACAAACAACGGCTCCCAAATCCTATTCAGCGGGTTGGATGACAGCGAAAAAATAAAATCCATCACCCCGGCCAACGGGGTTCTCACCGACATCTGGATTGAAGAGGCGACAGAAACGTCATATGACGATCTAAAGCAACTTGAAAAGCGTCTGCGCGGCGAGTCCAGGCACCCAAAGCGCATCACCTTATCATTCAACCCGATTTATCGAGAGCACTGGCTGTTTAGGGAGTTTTTCGGCGGCTGGGTAGACGGCGCAACGGAGTATCACGGTGACGGGCTATCAATCCTCAAGACAACCTTTCGTGACAATCGCTTTTTAACAGAGGATGACCGGCTTGCCCTTGAGAATGAAAAAGACCCCTATTACAAGGCGGTTTATTCTGAGGGAAATTGGGGTGTGCTCGGTGACGTGATCTTCCGCAACTGGCGCACGGAGGACTTGAGCGAGATGAAAAATACAGCCGACAAACTTTACTTCGGCCTTGACTTTGGATTCAGTTCTGATCCGTGTGCTGTGGTTAAACTGCACTATGACAAGGCACACAAGCGGATATACATACTGGACGAAATCTATGAGCGGGGGCTTACAAACACGGCATTAGCCCCTGTTTTGCGTGATTTTTGCGGCAGTCAGTACATCACCTGCGATTCAGCGGAGCCTAAATCAATCAAAGAACTGCAAAACATGGGCATCAGGGCGCTGGGCGCTAAAAAAGGACCGGACAGCGTCATGCACGGCATCCAGTGGCTCCAAGGGCATGAAATCATCATTGATAACAAGTGCCAGAACGCAAAAAATGAGTTTCAACTATACCAATGGAAAAAGGATAGGGACGGCAATTCGCTCCGTGTGCCGGAGGATAGAAACAACCATCTGATTGACGCGATACGCTACGCCATAGAATCAGAAAGCACCGCCCGATATGCGTCAACGATGAACCTGAAAGGATTGTGAACTAATGATTACACGGGACAAAGGCATGGTCCTTGACAGGGACAGCATCAATGATTGCGTGAAACAGTTCGACTTAGAAGCGAACAGGCTGGCGCAACTGCATGAGTATTATGTCGGCTTGTCGGAGGTCACGAACCGCACACGCACGGCGGGGCTGCCGAACAATCGGCTGATGCACGCGTACCCGCAGTACATCGCTACCATGACAAGCGGCTACCTGATCGGCGACCCTGTGCAGTACATGTCCGAGGATGACGCGGGGCTTGAAGCGCTCACAGACGCATATGACGCGGCTGATGTGCAGAGCATTGACGCAGAGATCGCGTTGCACCAAGCGATTTATGGCCGGGGCGTTGAGTTGGTTTATGCTGACAGTCAGGCGAGGCCGAGAACAACGGCCATCGACCCGCAAAATGCTTTTGTGGTGTACAGCAACGATGCGGAGGGCTTGCCCTTGTTCGGCGTTCATCGGCTGGTAGAGGTCAACAGCAAGGGTGAAGCGAATGTAACACGCTACACGGTGTACACGCCGGGCGAAGCGATTGAGTACGCTGTTGGCACAGGCGGAGCGGTAGGCGCTGAAACGTCCAGAATGGCGCATAATTTCCCTTATGTCCCGATGGTGGAGTACTGGAACAACAGCCTTCAAACGGGCGATTTTGAGCCTGTTATGAGCCTTATAGACGCATATGACATCCTGCAATCAGATCGCGTCAATGATAAAGAACAGTTTGCGGATGCGTTGCTTGTGCTCACAGGCGTTGTCGGGTTGGACGCGCCCGCAGGTGACACACGCACGGCGGCGCAGAGGCTAAAGCAAGAGGGCACGCTGTCGCTCCCTGACCCGCAAGCGAAAGCGGAGTACCTCATCAAGTCACTATCAGAGGCTGACACTGAAATCTTGAAAGACGCAATCAAATCAGACATCCACAAGTTTAGCCATGTGCCGGATATGACGGATGAGCAGTTTGCGGGCAATTCAAGCGGCGTGGCGATGAAGTACAAACTGCTTGGCCTTGAACAACTGACGAAAATCAAAGAACGGTGGTTCAGAGAGGGCTTGCGCTGGAGACTGCGGCTGTTTGCGTCATTTTTAAGTTTGAAAGGCTCGCCAAAACTGGATGCTGATGCGGTTCAAATGATGTTTAGACGTTCTTTGCCCGTCAATGACCTTGAGATCGCCCAGATGGTGCAGATGTTGTCCGGCATGGTGCCCGCTAAAACGCTTTTGGCGCAAGTGCCGTTTGTCGAGGATGTGCAATCAGCGTTTGACGAACTTGAGCAGGAGAAACAGGCGGGCATAGCAGCGCAAGCGGCGGCGTTCGGCGCGATGGCAATCCCGCAGGGGGAGGGTGAGGATGAAACTGCTTGAGGGCGACTGCCTTGAACTGATGCAGATGATGCCTGACAACACCATTGATTTGACAGTAACATCGCCGCCTTATGATAACCTGCGCGCCTATAACGGCAACATTTCACAATGGACATTCGAGAAGTTTCAAGGCATTGCAGAGCAACTATATCGAGTGACAAAACAAGGCGGTGTGGTTGTTTGGGTTGTAGGAGACGCAACCATTAAAGGGAGCGAAACGGGAACATCATTCAGACAGGCTCTTTACTTCAAAGATATTGGCTTCAACTTGCATGACACAATGATTTATAAGGCGCCCGGAACTGGGGCCAAAGGAAGCAACCTTTGTTACTGGCAGACGTTTGAGTATATGTTTGTGTTGTCAAAAGGAAGACCGAAAACGGTAAACCGATTAAGGGACAAGCCAAACAAAAAAGCAGGGGCAAAATGCACCTCAAATAAACAGGCGCGTGAATCAGTTGGAACAAGGCTACATCCAGAGGGCGGGACAATAGTTGCTGAATTCGGCATAAGAGATAATGTTTGGGTGATCGCAAGTGGGAATGGGCATGGAGACTATACTGGTCACCCTGCGCCGTTCCCCGAGCAACTTGCCAACGACCATATCATTTCATGGTCAAACCCGTCCGACGTTGTGCTTGATCCATTTATGGGTAGTGGTACAACCGGAAAAATGGCAATACTGAATGGCCGCGACTTCATCGGCATTGAACTTGACGCAGACTATTTCAAAATCGCTGAAAGACGGATTGCCGAGGCGCAAACAAAATGCAAACAATTAGAATTGGTGGTGTGACATGGCCTCAAAATACTGGGAGCATCGAGCAGCCCTCCGTCAAGCCGCCTATGACAGAGCCAATAACCAGACTGTCGCAACGGTGACAAAAGCCTATGACAGGGCGATGAATCAACTTGACATTGACATCGATAAAATCATGGCAACGTACACTCGCAAGACAGGCTTGACAGCCCGCGACGCATACGCGTTTCTTCGTGATGGGGTGCCGCCCGGCGTGATGGATGACCTGCGGGCAAGGGCAGCGGCAATCACGGACAAGACGCAGGCGAAGCAACTCGGCGTGATGTTGCGCACAGACGCGTACAGGGCCAGAATCAGCCGTTTAGACGCTATCAAAGCAAGTACGAGGGTTGGGTTGTCCGAAGCCGCAGAAGCCGAATTAAGGGCCATTACGCCCCATTTAAGGCATACTGCTGATCTTGCGTACAGCAGGACGATGTTTGACATACAAAAAGTCACTGCGGGCTTTGAAATGGTCGGGGTGCCGCGCAAGGCGCTGGATACGATCCTCAAGTCAAAATGGTCTGGCATGAACTATGCCCAATCGGTCTGGGCGAACCGTGATGCAATGGCTGGGGTACTCGACCGTGCGCTCATGGAGCAAGCGAGCATGGGCAAACTGTCGCAGATTACTTTTGACAACGTGCGGGGCATTGTGGACAGCAAAGCCTGGGCGGATAAAGTAGCTGCGGGCATGAAGTCCAAATTCAAAAGCGAAATGCAGTACAGCAAGTACGCGGCAAATCGTTTAATCCGCACAGAATCGGCGTATGTGGCCGGGCAGACAACAGCAGTCGCCTATGATGAGTGCGAGATTGAGCGTTACGAGTTCATGGCTACGCTGGATAACCGCACATCGTCAAAATGCGCGGGTAAGGACGGTGAAATATATGTCACGAAAGACAAGGAGGTGGGCGTTAACTGGCCGCCGCTTCACCCCCATTGCCGTTCAACCACTGCCCCTGTCATTGATGGGCTTGTCAGAGAGAACTTAACACGGGCGGCGAGGGATAAGGACGGGAAATCAGTCTATGTGCCGCGGGATATGGACTTTTCGCTTTGGGCTAAATGGCAGAAAGACGGCGCGCCAGCAGATGTACAGGCTTGGTTGGATAAAAGACAGTAACAGATACAGTAACAGATACAGTAACAGACTACAGTAACAGTTGTATCCATAGGGTATGGATACGGTATGGATACGGTATCGATATAGTATATATCCCATAAAGTCTGGTTATCTCAAAGCACTCAAACGGGTGCTTTTTGATTTATACGGTCTTCAACGTTGCAGACCTTAAACAGCAATGGAATCGAGGACGCTCGTAAAACGGAGGTTATTATGGCAGACACAGAAACCACGGCAATCGAAACCACGGCAACAGCCGAGGAAACCACGGCGGTTGAAACGCAGACCACGCCGACTGCAAAGACTTTTACGCAGGACGAACTCAACGCGATCTTGGACAAGCGGCTCAAGCGCGAACGAGATGAAGCAGAGAAGCGCACACAAGCCGCCATCACCGAGGCGCAGAAACTCGCCAAAATGAGCGCAGACGAACGCGCAGAGCACGATAAACAGGCGCACGAAAAGGCGCTTGCTGATCGGGAGGCTGAAATCACGAAGCGCGAACTGCGGGCAGAGGCTAAATCGCAATTAAGCGACAAGGGTCTGCCGATTGAACTGGCTGAAATCCTGCCCTACACGGACGC